TTCGGTGGGTTTCCGCTTGCCGGGAGCCTTGAAAAGATACACGTCTCCCTTTTCTGGAACCCAATCTTCTTCCTCGTCTTCGTCTTCGTCTTCGTCTTCATCGTCTTCAGGCTCGTCGTCTTCATCGGGTTCGTCAGCATCCAATGCTTCGGCAACTGCAGTCCAACTTTCGGCTTCGTCGATCTTGTCCTGCGACCAACCGGCTTCCAATGCTGCGGCGTTGATTTTTTTGGCGGCTTCTTCGTCGCCATTATCAGCCAACTCGCCCAAGGCCACAAGATCATCGGAATCGTCGCTTACCTCAGAATCGTCGGGATCATCATCTGGTTCTTCGTCGTCAGATGTTTGATCGTCTACGTCAGGCAGTGTTTCATCGCCGCCAGCGTAGTCTTCTCCCTTACTGCTACTGCCCCGCCAGTTTTCCCAAACCCGAGGCTCTGGATATGCTTGGGTAGGCTTGCTTTCGCTGGTGCTGAATCGGAAGTAAGGCCCTTCTTCTTTCAGCGATTCCAACAAAGCAATCAAGCTGGCCTCGTCAGTAATTTCTTCCGTAGACGCTGCCAACTTGCGTAGCTCATTTAGAGCGCGTTCTACATTAGTGTCGAGGCTGGTTACTTCGCCCGATGCACTGGTTGTTTCACACAACGGAACCATAAGACTGGTGCGTAGTCCCTTGACGTGCATTTCTTCAGGCGCGAGAGCCTCGACTTGCCCGTTACGGAAAATGTGGCGTACAACCGTAACTTGTTGTGGTTCTACAACCACGCCAGCCAGGTACAAGAATTGCTCTCCCTGGTTTTGCCCGGTTTTGTACTCGCCTATTTTGGCGTCAACCAATTGGGCAACTCCCCCGGTGATTCCCGGTGGTAGATTCGTAAAATCCACGCCGTAATTGGTTTCGTCGGCGGCATGATTTTGCAGAGCGGAAGCCAGTTTACCGGCCAATTTACTTTTTGCCTTTTTAGGTGGCATAACAAAAACTCCTAGGATTGAAAAAGGTTTGCAAACACAACAATACTATTATAACTAATAATTCGATAGTAAATAATTTACTGCCGAGCTATTAGTTGTCCTCATAGGCCACATAGGCCAAAAAGATTAGATCACAAATAATGTCCCAAAACTCTTTGGTGATTGCGAGGCCCGACGCGCCGCCCTCGATGTACCCAGACTTGCGCCAATCAGACAAAACGTCCCGTTCGTTCTGGTTACATTTTCGAGGGTCGATTCTCTGGTCGTTGGTCATTACATATTGAATATAGGGCATAAGCCGAAGTTCTGTTACCCCGATCTCATAACCCAATAACTCCTTGGATTTTGCCTTAATTTCGTCGGTTAATTGCCCACGCCCAGCCATAACTTTTCCTTTATTTTATTGTTAATACCAAATTATTTACTGTTAAACAATCCCGCCGTCCACCTATTGGAACCTCGCTACCAGCTACGGCCATATTGGAGCAATCGAAACTCCACGACGGGATTGGGTGTGGAATCGAACCACGTTTTCGCATCTATACACTGTTGAATTATCGCTTTTTCTCAAGCACTCCGCCAGTCATTACAGTAGAACGAATATCGACCAGCACAATAAATCCGGGTACCGCCACCCGCTTGGCGACCCGCCCGATGGCGCAATTGCATTCATCGGTCTTCAAAACTGATTGATTTGCAAGATGCTCTTGGTCAGCATATGCCGCCATGAGGTAATCGCCCAGCTCAAACGATTCATTGTCCGATTCAAATTCGAACACTCCAGTGGTTGCCACTCGGATCGGGTCAGTACAGCCTTCCCGGCTCCGCTGCATGGCCACACCCAGAAACTTGTCAGCAAAACTCTCTTGGTCGGTGCTGTCCGAGGCCGGTTTGGCATTGTCGGTGTCCTGCCAGAGCAGATCGCCAATTTCGATTACGGTTTCTGAGTCTACGTCCGCGATCACCGGGTTTGTGTCTCCATAACGCCAACGCATTTTGTCGCTCATTTTAGGTTCTCCACTAAAAGTTAAAGTAAATGGTTTACTGCCAAATTAGTTTGTCAATCGCTTCATAATTGGGGTCGATTAAAAACTCTGGCAATTCGGTTCCCTTCGGCAATCGAAACTTGGTCATAAAAACGGGATCGGGCGCAACACGTAAACAAAAGTCAACGCCCTTAATCGTCTGTTCTTTTTTGGAAACCTTTTTGCCGATTTTGATTGTACGCAGCTCGGTTCGTTGTCGTATGAATGTCTGGCAAATATAATCGCACGCCGGATTTAACCACCCCGTAACCGATGGTGTAAGCGCTGATCCCGTGTAGGGCATCAATAAACTACCATCGGATTCAGTATTGAACTCTCGTTCCTGCGCCAAGATTACTACGTTGCAATCTTTCAAATTAAGTAATGCGCGCAATCTCTCTTTGGTTTGCAAAGAACACTGACCATATTGATCTCGACTGGCCATACCCCAACTTTTCTGCGCGGGTAGTTCGTCAATGCCCATAATCTCCTTCAGGATCATATCCTGTAAGCTGCTGGCCGTATCGAGCACGACAGTTTTATACTTATCGGATTGTATAACATATTCGGTTAATTCCGTTAGTTCTCCGCTCGTGGTGATTGGTACAAAGTCAACCCCATTGACATTATGTACGCTGCGCGTACCATCTTCAGCGCCAATCAGTAGCAACGGTTTCGGAAACGTGCAGGCCAACGTCGTTTTGCCCGTGCCACTGCGCCCATAAATGTTAATTTTCATATCGCTATTGGCTAGCGATACAGGACCGATACGATCGACGACGCTGCTTCCGTGCTTTTTGGTTGTTTTGTGGTTTGTTTGCTTTTTTACGATTGGCATAATTACTCCAAGTTAAAATGGTATATCGTCTTTGGTTTCAACAATTGGTCCTGGTTGATCCAATCCCCTAGTGTGCAACAATTGGTACAACTCCATCAGTTTGGCGTGGCCTTCTTGAATCAACAATCGTATATGATCCAAGGAATCAGCAAACTCCCTAATCGAGATAGGGTCATTATTTGGTAGAGTCTTTTTAGTTTTACGTCGTTTGGTTTTGAGTTTTGGCATTACTTTAACTCTCCAAATAATTCTGTATCTCGTTGTAATCCAAGGTCGCTACCCGTAGCCAAGTATTCATCCAACTCGGTAGCGCCACCCTCAGACAATACATTATATAGACCGAATGGCGTGCGGTAATGAATGGCATCGGAGAATGGGTCTTTTTGCCCGCCGGGACTGTTAATCCAATCCCACCAATTACATAATTCCTCAAGACAAGGCGTTAGAAAATCGTGCATAAACTTATCTAAGTCTTGGCTTGTAACTTCGGCAGTCCAACGCATGAAATAATAGTCTGCGTCGTCTCGAATTACATCAGACAATCGATCATAAAATTGATCGTCTGATTCTCCGTTGGGGTTAGATTTAGTAGGTTGGTGCTTGCGGATACTGCCGCGACCTCCAGACAGGGGACGACGAATTACATTATATCGCACTCCCCCCAGATAAAAGTTTTTGAATCCTGGGTTGTCTGACTTGTCTTGATATTTTATTAAGGCGACCAAATAAAACATGGATTGCAAATCAAATTGTAATTGGTTTTTAATCTGTTCCTCTTTGATGTCGCCTTTAGTTTTGTTTTCTTGTAGGTAAACTTTGGCATTTTTACCTTTGCCGATTAAATCGACCGAGTCCCACTTACCCCGCATCAATACAGTCCTACCCGAAGGTAATTTATATGGGACGTTAAATACTTCCTCTTGGAGCAACGGAGTACGATTTTTAACGTCTTCGTGTTTCGACCAGTAATCAACGTATAAAGGAAACTGAACTTTGCAGACATTATACCAATGTTGTACCTGCTCTTGTTGGAGTGGGTATCGTTTACAAAGACCACAACAGTATTCGAGTAGATCGGCTTGCCAATTTAGCTCAGCAGCCATATCTTCTTCACAAATATGCCACATCTGTCCATACTCTATACGGTGGTTAAACGTATCGGCAGGCTTCAATCCTTCAACAACCAACAACCGAAACCGTTCGCGGCATACTAACCAACGACTCAACATTGATTGGGTAATACCGTCAACCGTAGGTCCACGCCATAACGGTTGCTTGGCGGTTTTTGATCGTGTCTTACGTTTGAGAGAAGACGATAACTTTTTCTTACCCATGAGATAATCCTTTCGATTAAAGTGTCGGCGCGGGGCGACTTGCTACTATCAAACCAACCAAAATTATTATTGTAGCAACCCAACCAAGGGCAAACCGTTCGCCCCCGCCGACGTGCAACTACTATTATAACTAAAAATAAAACGCCGAAACACATGGCAAATCGGTTACAATCGGCGTCTTGTCTCGGCGTTTTATTGTAAATAGTCTTGGGGCAACAGCCCCAATCGGTTACAATACACGGCTCGCCCCAAGACGTAGTTTCAGGTGGGCACTCAAGCGATCGGTTACAAAATCCAGGTCGCCCACCATCTGTATAAATCAGTATCCACGCCTAAAATCGGTTACAGTATACTTTTTGAATACTGATAATTATTAAAAACGACAAACATCGAAATACTCGGTTACAACGACCCAATCGTTTGTCGTTATTTGTTCCATTCAACCCAGAAGTTTTTCAGCAGTAACTTAGTCGCTAACAACATGGCATGACGATGGACGTGCATAGCGACTCGC